TAGGTCTTTATCTTTGGCTTCTTTCAGTTGGCCTATTACAGACTCCCACTGCTGCCCCACCTGAACATTCTCGGTCATGTGATCGGCGAGCGTAGTCAGAGCCGGAGCCAAGCCGTCCATAGCGTCGGCCATAGTCAGTTTGATTGCATCGCCTAAGTTCTTGAACGCCGATTCCATTATCTGAATTTGCCCGGCACTTGTCTCGGACTTTTCACCAACTCTCTCTATCTGCTCTTCAGCCTGCTGTAAAAACGCTTCAGAAAAAGCCTCGCTTGCGCTCAAGCCGCTTGCTTCCAACGCCTTCACTTTGGCATCGAACCCGTCTACACTCACGCCCAAAGCATCGAAGCGCATCGTGGTCTGATTGGTCAAAGTCAGCACCAACTGATTCATATTCATACCGAGCGCGCCGGCAACGGTGGTAAGTCGCACAACCTCGTCATGTGACTTCGCAAGCCCCAACGCCATGAAGTCGGCAGCACCGGCAACCAACTCCGCATCGCTCATCATGCCGCTTGTAGCGTCCCGTAAATCGCCTAAAAGAGCATCAGAAACAGTACCAATTGACGCAGCAAGATTGTCGAACCGTGTGCGTGCATACTCTAAATCCGCGCCTTCTTTTGCGGTTTCGTAAACCTCTTTCATGGCAACGCCAACACCAGCCACTACACCAGCGACAAGAGCTGCTTTGCCCATCATGCCGCTTAAACTATCACCGAAACCCTGAACAGCAGTTCCGCCCTTTTCGCCGGCATCCTTCACGCCGGATATGTCCTGCTTGACCTTATTCAGGTCGCCGCTGGCTTTATTCAGCGCGCTAATCACAATCTGCAGGTTAGCCATACTTCACTCTCAATTCATTTACCTGGCTTACGATGTTCCAAATATCCGTGTGCTCTTTCTTCCACTTTGCGCTTTCACCCGGCACGTTGCCTTTGCGCTCATATTCCCGGAACGCCCGGTATACGTTGCCGACCTGTCTCAACTTGCGCAATAAGCCCGCCGGTTGCTCCATCACGCCCCCACTATAAGGCAATGCGCGGTATTCTTCGCATTCAAGCGCGAGCTCAAGCAATCGCGGCATTTCGCCTTTCCCAGCCGCAAAGTCGGCAGCGGCTATCAGGATAAAGGGTCAAGATGCATCGCCTCGCTAAACAGTTTGGCAATACAATCAGCCAGCCAGATAATATGTCCTGGATTCGCGTTATCCACGTCTTCCAACGTCCACTTCGGCTCAAGCAGAAACTCCTGCTTCACAGCCGCCCTAACGCTATCCCCACGCCACACCGACAACGGCTGATTTTCCTTGCCCTTCATGTCAAGGTGAAAATCCTCCAGCATCCGTTGCGTGAGTTCTTTCAAAACGCACTTGCCGAACTTCTTATGTTCAAATTCCATGTTAGCCCTTAGACAGTCTGCAAATTAGATGTAGTCTGAATAGTCAGCCAGTTGGTCAGTTTCGGGTTGTAAACGCCGTCCAACACCAGATCGTAGGTCATCAAACCGTTCTTATCCTGGAATAGCTCAGGCGCTTGCATTGTGTGGCCTGCAAAGGTCAACACCATCTCACGCAAAGTCCCGGCAGAACCAACGGTGTATTTGATCCTGACTTGCTTTTCCAGAATTGTGTTGGCAGCCGCAAGCATGGCAATCAAATAATCATCAGTCGAATCGTTGAGTTCCAAACTGAGCTTCAACTGCCCGCTCCACTTGTTATCGTAGGATGCGCTTGGGGTGCATTCACCCAGGAAGTTGTGATACTCCCGGTTAGCATTGACGCTCAATTCCCAACTGAACGCGCTTGATGCCAGCGGAGTAAAGGTTGTGCCCGTCCAAGTTTCAATCGCAACCGAAGCCATGCAGCCGGTCATGCGCGTGCCGGTGGTCAAGTCAGGCAATGTAGCCAGCGTGCCAGCAACCACTTTGCCGCCCATCAATGACGCGCCCACACTCACGCCGGAGTTGGCAGCACCACTCAATGTCAGGCTCGTGACACTTGCGTCCTGCATCTGCCAGACTTCGTTTGTCTGTCCGAATTGCAAGGTTGCAAAGTGTGGCGCAGGGGCGGTTGTAAGCGGCGCGGCATAATCCCGAACATACGGATCACCACCGGTCGGAGTTGCGTCCGTGCCGAAAAGCATTTCCAGCCAATAGTTCAGCTCTTCAAAGTCGCTGTCACTCGTTTCAGCGGTTGCGCTGGATAGATAGCGGTCAAGCGTGGTCTGGTGTGTCGGAGCCATCGTGCCCCGTAATTGGTCAAGCGCGCGGGTTTCGAGTTCCGGCCGCAGCTTGAAGCTGGACACGTTCTGCAGCTTGCGGGTTGCCGTTCCGTTTGCCGTGCCGAAAGCACTCTGCCAGCCGAGTTGTAATACATTATGTGCATTAAGCATCTTTTACCTCTTCTTTTTGTTTTTCTAACTTATACATGCCCGCTTTGAGCGCGGCTTTCGTCAGCTCCTTCGGGAACTGTTTCCATTCATCCGCGTCCAAATCGCGCGCTGGCAGTCCCACGAAGTAGCCATTACCCTGATAAACATACTTATCCACTGACTACCTCCAATATTTGTAATTGACACAGAACGCCGGAATAGAAACGCCCTGACCCACGCGGCCATTCGTACTCGCCCGGCGTAATAGACACGCTCTGCAGGGTCGTGTTTGAAGTCGGACATTTGCCCCACGTCCGCATCCCGTCCAGGTATTTGCCTGAGTATTCGACCAACTTCGGCGCAAACTCACGCAAGCCCAATCCTTGCTCGGAAGGTTGCCACAGCATAAGGTCGGTTATTTGCCAGTTGATTGACATAGCCGTTCCAATCGCAATGTGCTGCCCTTCACGCCCTTCACCCGGCATGGTCGCAACCGGAAGCAGAAGTCGGCAAGGCAATTGCGCGGTTGTGATGGATTCCGGCAGCTCGTCCAGATCGTAGGCGTAAGGCGTAACACCATCCGCCATAGTTACAACCAGGTCAGCCAGTGACCCGTAAACGTTTACAATCGCGCTTGCGCTCATACGCCCACCCGCCTCTTGTACCGGTCAAGTAATTTCTGCACATCCGAAGGCAGCCCTGAAGGCATGATCGTTACGCCGTCACCCGTCACAAGCGGTCGGTCAATGTCAGCGCTGGTATCCTTTTGCCGGTAGATAAAAGCCGCAAGCCTAACGCAAGCGTGAGTAATGTCAGCCGGTGCGGTCGCAGAATAGCCCCATGTACCAGCCACGCTTATTTCACTGTCTGAATCGTCAAACTCCCAACTGTAATCCTCATCCAACTTGATAATCCACTTGGGGTTATCATTGCGCGGGAATAGCCGGTAGTTAGCGCTTGTAATCTCAACCCCGTCACCGTTAGTCAGTTTTGTAACAGTCAGCAGATCGTAGCCATAGAGATTCAATTCCCGCCCGTACGTGTCGTCTGAGTTGAAATACTTCGTGGCGGTCTCTGCTTCAAAGTGCCTGCCAGTATAAGCGTCAATCACACCCGCAGCCCGCGTTAGTAGGTCGCTAAGCAGATTATCATCGCCCTCCGTGGTGATGCCTAAATAATCCTTCAGGTTGGATAGGTTCGCGTATGCCATTACTTCACCGCTTTAACCTTGCTTTTAGGCTTCATGACCACTTTTACAGCCGGCTCTACTGCATATGTAATAAACCCGCAGCGCATGTAATCATCCACATATTCCTCAGGCATGTCAGCAGTCGCGCCCTCTTTATATGGCACGGACTTTCCGCCTATGTTAGCCACGAACTCGCGCATAACATAAATCTTGATAGACTCACTCATATTTTCACCTCTCTCAAACGGGATCAACACATCGCCATCCGGCTTTATATGCCCGCAAATAACGTCAAATCTGCAAATCTGCTTGAAGCCGTTCCTCATACAATCAGCGGCAAACGGCATATCCGGGCTCGGATGCCCGCCGATTTCACTCCGCCTCATGTCTACCTTTTCCAACACCTTGCGCCGGATTAACGTGCAGCCAAAACCGGAGCCGCTCACTTCAATCCAACCTTGTGCTTTTGCCTTCTTCACAATCTCAGGAAATAGGCTCAAGCTCATGTCCGGCCACCTGGAAGAAACTGCCCGACAAGCATTCAGCACCGGCTTTACGTGGCGAAACAGATAAAGCCCATAAACTACGTCCGCATCCGTTGCCAGCATTTTCACCAGAGCGTCTTCAGGAATTGTCATGTCATGTTCAACAATGAACAGATAATCGTAATCGCCGGATAACATTTTCTGCCTTGCATAGCGATACTGATACAGCGTATTCTCGTGATCCTGCTTACTGTTTCCGGTTATCTCGCTCGGATTGTTTGTGCTTATCTCAATTTCAAGCTCAACCCCGTCTGGAATCTTGAGCGCATCAATGCTCGCTTTTGTTTCAGCGTGCAAAGCTAATTCACCGTCGGATATTTTGTAGGTAGGGCAGAACAATAGTATTTTCATCTTTTGTACTCATGCCCTTCCAACCCAAGATTGACAAACGGGTTCAGGCTATAAATATTGCA